AGCGACTGGCCTTGCTTTTAGTTTATGTTTACTAACTTGTTCTTCTAAAAGAATCAAAGCTTTCTTCATTACTATCGCCCCTCCACCTTGTATTAAGGTGTTGAGGGCGGAGTGTCGGTTTCGGATTCTGAGTTTTCTTCCGTCGATTCCTTTGAGCCAACCTTTTCCAGTAGCTTTGTCCACTCGCTTTCTAAAGTTTGCAAGGGCTGGAGTACGGCTGAGAAATCTGCTTTTAATCGCTTTGCCATAATTTCTAGACCCTCCGCAGATAGCTCCGAGCTTTTCGTCACCTGCCCCATATATGAAGGCATAGATGAAAGTTTTTGCCTGGTCTCTCGTGCTAAGTCCTGCAAGACTTTGATTTGTAGTGTGTATATCTCCATTAATGATAGCATCTATATATTCCTTATCGTTCATGTAGTGGGACAATATTCTTAACTCAAGTCCAGAAGCATCTACTCCCACTAATTTGTAGCCTTCTGGAACTACCCATAGTTCTCTGCATTCTTTACCGTAGGGAGAATACACTGCAGGAACTTGAGCCATGTTGGGCGACTGGTGACTCATTCTACCAGTGATAGCACCATTGGTTATCACTCTTCCGTGTACTCTCCCATCTTCTGCTACTGCTTCCACCCAAGATTCAACTTGAGCTATTCGTTTCTGCAGTAGTAGAAACTCTTTGATAAGTTCTGCTTCTGGTATATCTGTAATACCTTGTAGAACTTTCTCATCTACTATTGGTTGTCCGTGTTCAGTAAACTTAGTCGGCTTCCAACCAAAGTATCTTAAGTATCTTGCAATCTGTTGTCGACTACCAAGATTAAACTCTTTCATTTCTATGAGAGAAAAATCTCCCATAACATTTTCCCACCCCTGTCCCAGACTATTCAGTCCTACCGTACTAAGAGAACCGTCTTTACGATAACGAGGTTTTACTATCTTGACAAAGGTTGGCAGTGGTATAAATCGTTCTCTAACCTTTTGTTCAATTTCATTTATCTTCTCTCTTAACTTACCTAACAAAAGGTCTGCCTTCGTTACATCAAAAAGAAAACCATTGTTCTCTTGTTGTGTGATTATCCTAGCTATATCGTGTTCTAGTCTAATCGCCTCACGAGAAAAGTCTGGATTATATTTAATCAAATAACCAAGAACTCTTTCCGTAAGTTCTACATCTCTGATACAATACTCAAGCATCTCATCAGAGTATTCAGAGAAATCTTTAAAGTCTAATTTACCAAACTTCAATCTTTCTCCAAAAGATTTTAAAGAATGTCCACCCTCTCTAGCAGGGTCAAACAATCTTGATAAAACTAAAGTGTCAATAACTTTACCTTTCTCATGTAAGTCAATACCAATAATCTTTTTAATAACTGGTGCATCAAATCCTATAATGTTATGCCCAACGAACTCATCATACCTATCAATATAAGCACCAAACTTATCAAGCTCATCTTCTTTAAAGTATGTGATTTGTTTGTCGTCTTTACATACAATAAGAAAAATTCTATCTGGTAATAGATTTGTAATAGCAGTTGTTTCAACATCTAAAAATACTCGCATCAATCTCGCCCTTGTTATAATGTTTCATCTTCAAACTCTTCGCCAGTTGGCTTCTCGGTCTCATGTAGTCTACCAGTTTCTTTATCATAGTATAGATAAGTAGCTGGGCCAGTCATACCTATAAACCTATTCTTTAATACTCTTACACAAGTAGTATTCCTTAGAGTAGGACTATCATTCTGTGCATCTCTTTCAAGACCAATAACCATATCAGATAACTGACCAATAGAAGCTGAACCTCTTAGTTGTGATAGTGAAGTGGCAGCACCTTCTTCATGTCCTTTACCATCTGGTCTACGCAAGTGAGAGATAAGTATCAAAGCTATATCTGTTTCTTCGACAAGTGTTCTTAGCTTTGTCATAAT